TGGCTGAAAATCTCTCCCTCCGATGGGCACAGGGGGAGGTGTTCAACGCAAAACAAAGATTTAGGGTACTGGTCGCTGGTAGAAGATTCGGAAAATCCTATTTATCCTGTATCGAACTACTCAAAGCAGCAATAGATCGCCCAGGCGAAACATATTTCTACTGTGCCCCCACCTATCGCATGGCAAAAGACATCGCATGGAAAGAAATAAAGAAACTTATCCCAAGAGAATGGATACAATCCAAAAACGAAACCGACCTCAAAATCGAACTAATCAATGGATCGCTAATCGAACTCAAAGGCACAGAAAACGCAACAACCCTGCGTGGCCGAAGCCTAGCTGGAGTAGTACTTGACGAAGCAGCCTTCATGGATTCCGAAGTATGGTTCCAGGTAATCAGACCAGCCCTCGCAGATAAACAGGGATGGGCACTTTTCATATCTACACCAGACGGCACAGCCTCATGGTTCTACGACTTATGGTGCTACGTTCCAGAAGATACATCAGGTGATTGGAAACGCTGGAGCTTCACAACAATAGACGGGGGTAATGTCCCAGCCGAAGAAGTCGAAGCAGCCAAGGCCCAATTAGATAACAGAACATTCAAGCAGGAGTTCGAGGCAAGTTTCGAGAATCTCACTGGTCTCGTTGCAGTCTCCTTTTCAGACTCCAACATTTCTACCGAAGCGGAGGACATATCCATCGCCCCACTTTTACTAGGAGTCGATTTTAACGTAGATCCACTTTGCGGAATCTGTGCTGTTCGCTACCGAGACATCCTCTACGTCTTTGACGAGATAATTTTGACAGGTGGTGCAACAACCTGGGATTTTGCGGAGGAAGTTACAAATCGTTACGGAGTCGATAGAAGAATAATTGCTTGCCCCGACCCAACGGGATCTGCCCGAAAAACATCAGGAGTAGGATCAACGGACCACACTATCCTGCGTAGAAGTGGATTTACTGTGTCATCTCCCAAATCTCCTTGGAAAGTCCGTGACAAAGTAACCGCAATCAACACTGCACTATATGACGCAATGGGGGAACGCAGAACTTTGATCCACCCACGCTGCAAAGAACTCATAAAATCCCTCCGAACTCTGACTTACGCTCCAAACACAGGTATGCCAAACAAAAACCTTGGAGTTGACCACGCATTTGACGCTTTTGGCTACCTTTGCCTCCAGCAATTTAACCTTGCCAAACCAGAGACATTAGGCCAAACTTCGTTTAGAATATACTAAGAGTTACCTAATTCTTACCATGCCTTACCATACTGGAATGAAAAAGAAGAAGAAAAAGAAAAAGACCAAGAAGAAGTGAGAAAATTTAGGCGAGTAAGACGAGACAAAAAGACAAACGTGCCTAGCAAATACCTTGCTGGTGCGAAAAATAAGGCTGCAAAGGCAAAAGAGATCAAAGAAACAGCCGAAAAATACAAAAGAGGCGAATATATTGATATAAAAGCCATCAACAAGTCACGATCTGCCCAAGATGAAACCAAAAAGAAAACCACTAAGCGAAAAAACAAAAGAAACACTAAGAAAAAAGGCAGATAAGAGCCGTTTTACTTACGGACAGCTTGCCCAAGTGTATCGCAGAGGACAAGGAGCATATTTATCCTCTGGATCTCGTAACGTACCAATGGCTGCATGGGCAATGGGCAGAGTAAACAGCTTTATCAGTGGAAGGGGAGGTGCAAGAAAGGCTGATGCTGATATACTTAGAAAGAAATCCAAGAAAAAATGACAGAAATCACAGACGAGATGCTTGACATCATCGAAAAGGTAAAAGGAAAACGTAATCCTGCTCTGTGGGATCCTAGATGTGAACAATATCAAAGAAAACTGACAGAAGGTACTGTAAAAAAGTCAACTACAAGTTAAACTATTTATAAATACTCTTTTTTCTTTGGATCATGGCATTTTTTCGTGGAGAGGAAGGTTCTGTTAAATTTAAGAACGCTTCTGGTACTACTGAGGCAGTAGTTTCAACTACAGGTTGGACTTTAGATACTACAAAGGACACTTTAGAATGTACTGCTCATGGCGATACTTTTAGAAAGTATGTTGGAAGTTTAATTTCTGGTTCTGGTACTGTTGATTTTTTATATACAGCAGCTAGTGGAAATGAAACTGCAAACTTATTAGCTGATGTTTTAACAACAGAAGATGCTGGCGATGCACAATTCGAATTATTTTTAGATACTTCTGGAAGTAAAAAAGTAAGTTTTAGTGGAATTGTTACAGGAACAAGTTTATCTGCAACAACAGGCGATCTTGAAACTGTAAGTGTCAGCTTTATTTCTAATGGTACTATCACCAACGCTGCATAATGCCTAAAAAATCTTATTCAGCGAAGCAACGTAAACTCGCTGCTGTTGCCCCACCACGGGATAAGATTACTGCTGCCGACTTGAAAAAGTTACGCTCCAAGAAAAAGAAGAAGAAAAAATGAAACTTACCACTCGCCAAAAGAATCTCCTTGAAAAACACTCTGAGCATCATAGTGTCAAGCACATGGAGTTTATGAAAAGGCGAATGAGAGCAGGAGATACTTTTACACAAGCCCATAAAAAGGCACAGGCGAAGGTAGGAAAGTGAGCGAAAGAGATCCCAGATTAAAAAGATTTGGTCTTGCGGGTTATAACAAACCCAAAAGAACACCTAACCATCCTACTAAATCTCATGTGGTTTTAGCGAAAGAAGGCGATAAAATAAAGTTAATACGCTATGGTCAACAAGGTGTATCTGGTGCAGGGAAAAATCCCCAAACCGAAAAAGATAAAGCAAGGCGTAGGTCTTTCAAAGCCCGTCATGCAAAAAACATAGCTAAAGGCAAAATGTCGGCAGCTTTTTGGGCTAACAAAACTAAGTGGTAACTTATGACTTACGCAATCCCAGGTCAGATCAGAACAAAAATAATTACCTCCACAACTTTAGGTGGCACGGACAGTCCTTTTACTCGCACAAGAGCAGTATTGGACATGATGAAGGGTTGGGAAATAATGAAGGCAGTTACAGAAGGAACAGAATATCTAAGAGAAAATAGCGAAGCATTTTTACCCCTAGAACCAAGAGAAGATTACACAGCATATATGGCAAGAGTAAATCGTGCTGTATTCTCTCCTTTTACTCAAAGATTAATCAGGGCAGCTACAGGTCTTGTATTAAGAAAACCAATAACACTAACAGGCGATCCATACTGGACAGAAATGTTCAAAATGGATGTAGATGGCTGTGGTTCGGACTTAGACGAATATGCAAGAAGAGTACTTATGTGTTCTCTCACATACGGTCAAAGTCATATACTTGTAGACTATCCTGCACCATCAGGAGCAGTAAGTCTTGCAGAAGAACGTCAACAAAACCGCAGACCTTACTGGATCGAAGTAGACCCAAACAATCTTTACGGCTGGCGATTAGATAGAGAATCTAATTACGGAAATTTGATACAGGTAAGATTAGCGGAAAGAGCAGTATTACCTGATGGAGACTTTGGCGAAAAAGTATTCGAGCAAATAAGAGTTATAGAGCCTGGAAACTACAGAGTATTTCGTAAAACAGATCAGATTGATGAAATGTACGATGTCAATGACAATTCGTACGCTGGCGAGTTTGACGCACAGACTACAGGCGAAGAATACACAGAAGTTGAATCTGGCGAGTTCTCTCTCGGAGAAATACCTTTAGTTACAATTTATTCTGGAAAAACAGAGAATCTAGTAAGTAAACCACCTTTGCTTGACATTGCGTATCTAAATCTTGCACATTTTCAAAGACAAGCTGATTTAATACATAGCTTGCACGTTGCATCTCAACCAATGCTTGTGATGGAAGGATATGATGACCAGACAAAAGACCTTGCTATCAGCGTAAACTACGCAATGGCAACTCAGCCAGGCAATAAAGTTTATTATGTAGAACCAGCTTCCAGTGCTTTCGATGCTCAATCCGCGGAAATAAAAGAGCTACAAATGCAGATGGCTACTCTCGGAATCAGTACATTATCACAACAGAAGTTTGTCGCAGAATCAGCAGATGCCCGTAGGTTAGATCGTGTAGACACCAACTCTATGCTTGCAATGGTATCTATGGAACTAGAGCAAAAACTACAAAAAGCCTTTAATTTCTCAGCCCAATATGTTGGAATCGAACCACCAGAAGTAAAAATAAGTAGAGACTTTGACATCGAAAGACTAATTGGACAGGATATTACAGCCTTAACATCTTTATTCGATCAACAAGTCATTGATAGAGAGGAGTTTCGAGATATTTTAGTACAGGGAGAAGTGCTGCCTTCAGCAAATGAGGCCAAATCCGAATAATCTGTTAGAATAGTAGATAAGTACATAAAAATCTAATGCCAAAATCTTTAGATAAGGTCCTTCAATCTGATGGGTCGTATAAGTGGGAGATGGTTGAGTTTCAGCCAGAACCCGAAGTAACAACTGAAGTTATCGAGGAGCCAAAAAAGAAGGCTTCAAAGAAAAAGTCCACAAGTGCATTATCTGAGTAATCAATGGCAATAGAAGAAAAAGTAATTCAGCCTGAGTCTGTGACCAACGCTGAACAGCCCGTGGCTGAAACTGCTTCACAACCACAAGCACCAAATCTTGATTCTGTAAAAGCAGAGTACGAAGCAAAACTATCTGCTCTACAGAAACAAGTTGCGGATGAGCAAGAAAAATTTAAAGGCATCAAGACTAAACTTGATGATGTCTACAAACAAAAAGATCAGCAACGTAAGCAAGAGTTAGAAGATCAGGGTCAATGGAAAACTCTTTGGGAAGAAGCAAATAAAACCAACCAAGAAATGCAACAGGAAAATATGTCTTTGAAGCAGAGTTTAGAAGATATGAAAACTTCCAACGAAATGGCTTCTACAAGACAGACAGCTTTGGCTGCAATCAGTAATTTAGGTGCTATAAACGCAGAACAAACTTTATCATTACTACAAAGCAATCTAAAGAGAAACTCTGAAGGTAAAGTTGTTATTCTAAATGGCGGAGTTGAGCAAGATTTAAATACCTATCTCAGCACTCTTAAAAACCCTGGAAGTGGTTGGGAACATCATTTTAAACCTAGCAGTGCTGCTGGAATGGGGGCTAAACCAAGTCCTGTTGCAAATGCTTCTGGAGGTCAAGTAAATCCTTGGAAAACGGGCAATATAACTCAACAAATGCTAATATCGGAACAGAACCCTCAACTTGCAGCAGTGCTCAAGCAAGAGGCTCAAACTAAATAGTTGATTTCTGTGAAATTGACCCCCTTATCTGTGATTAGGGTATCGCAAACTTTTTAAAGGTAAATCTGAATGGCTGCTCCGTTTCAGAATTATTCTGGCGGTGTCCTATTAGCGGACATCGTTAAGAGAAATAACTTTGCTGCATACGTTTCCGAAGCAATTAAAGAGCGTAGTGCATTTATCAGGTCTGGTGCTGTTGTACGCAACCCACTACTTGATTCAAGAGAAGGTGGAACAAGAATACAAGTTCCAGAATTTAACCCTGTCTCTCCAACTGAAGAAATCATTGATGGTACTGCAACATGGGGTACTAGCAACAATGGTTACTTAACACCACAGAAGATTGGTACAGGAACACAGATCGCAACTATCTGTCATAGAGGTTTTGCGTATGCTGTTGATGATGTAGCTGTATTAGCTGCTGGCGAAGATCCAATGGGTCACATCAGAGATCAGCTTGCAGAT